TCCTTTTTCAGGGTTATCACTAATTACTTTATCGGTAACAGCATCATCAACCCATTTTTGAATGGTTCTTTTCAATATACGAGCACCAAATCTAGTATCAGTACCAACAGTTATTATATGTTTTTTTAATGTCTCATCCACTTCTAATTCAAAATCAATTGCAGATACTCTTTCATAAACTTTTTCAAGTTCTAAATCTACAATTTTTAATAAGTCAGTTTCATTAAGGTCTTTAAAATAAATTATCTCATCAAAACGGTTAATAAATTCAGGTGCAAACTTTTTGAATAATTCTTTTTCTAAAAGTGATTTTATCTCCTCTTCTTTTTTCTCAACTTTTGAATTTGTTGCAAATCCAACACCGGTACCAAAATCTTGAACTACCTTTGTTCCAACGTTAGAAGTCATTAATATTATGCAATTTTTGAAATTAATTTTTCTACCGTGACCGTCAGTTAAAAAACCTTCATCTAACATTTGTAAAAATACATTAAAAATTTCAGGATGTGCCTTTTCTATCTCATCTAACAATATTACAGAATAAGGTTTATTTTTAATTTTATTTAAAAAAGGAGAACCATCTTCATACCCAACATAACCCGGTGATGTTCCTGTTAGTTTTGATGTTGCAATTTTATCTGAAAACTCACTCATATCTAATCTAATAAGTGCATCTTCGGTATTAAACATATGTTTTGCCAATTGTTTTGCCAATTCAGTTTTACCAACACCTGAGTTACCAATTAATAATCCACTAAATATTGGTTTTTTAGGGTCGTTTAACCCGACCTTATTTCTTTGAATTGATCTTGATATTTTTGCAACTGCATCATCTTGACCAATAACTTTTGTTGATAAAGTATCTTTTAAAGTTTTTAATTGTTCGGTCTCGTCTGTTGAAATTTTTGATATTGGAATTTTTGTCATTAATGATACTACATCATATACAATATCATCAGTCACTTCTCTTTTAAAAAGATTTCTATTTTTTTCAAATTCGGCCTTTTCTCTTTCTAAATCGTTCAACACTTTTCTTTCTTTATCTCTAAGATTTGCGGCTTCTTCATATCTTTGACTATTAATAACTCTTACCTTTTCTTCTTTAATTTCTTGAGCCTGTCTTTTTAAGTCTTCAATAATTTCAGGTAGTTTTATTTCAACTTGAGATCTTGCACCAACCTCATCAATAATATCAAAAGCTTTATCAGGAAACTCCCTATCTGTTATATAACGATCAGCCAACTCAACACATAATTTTAATATTTCATCACTATAAGTTACTTTATGGTGATTTTCATATCTATCTTTTGAATTTTGAAGTATCTGTAATGTCTCTTCTTTTGTTGATGGATCAACCATAACTTTTTGAAATCTTCTTTCAAGTGCTCCATCCTTTTCAATGTTTTTTCTATATTCTTCAAGTGTAGTCGCACCAATACATTGTAATTCACCACGAGATAATGCCGGTTTAAATATATTTGAAGCATCCATCGATCCTGATGAATTTCCTGCACCAATCATTGTATGTATTTCATCAATAAAAATAATGATATCAGGATTGTTATATAACTCTTCAATAATAACTTTCATTCTTTCTTCAAATTGTCCTCTATATTTTGTTCCGGCAACAATTGATGTCATATCTAAAGACACTATCCTTTTACCTGATAAATTCTGTGGACAGTCACCCTCAAATATTTTTTTAGCCAATCCTTCAACTATTGCCGTTTTACCACAACCTGGTTCACCTAAAATAATTGGGTTATTTTTCTTTCTTCTTGACAAAATTTGAGCAATTCTATTAATCTCATTTTCTCTACCAACAACAGGATCCAATTTTCCTTCTTCTGCTAATTTTATAAGGTCTCTTGAAAAGTTATCTAAAACAGGTGTTTTTGTTTTTGTCTCTGTATTTTTATTTTTAGATTTTTCTGATTCGTCAAATGATTCAATCATAATAATTTTTTTAATTTTTTATTTGTTTAAAAGTTAATTAAATATAGACTAATAATCAATAATTTTTAATTTTTTGTCATCATGTCATATATACTGACATTTTGTCATACTTTTTTTATTTGGCATTTAATTGGTGTAAAATCGTACCAAAATAAACTTATAAAAAAATAAAATTATGTTTAGTAGAAATTTTGAAAAATTATTTAACGAACTATGGTCATCAGATCCATTCTTTAATGGTGATAATTGGGAAAGAAAAAACTATAAGTCTGAAGATGGAAGTATTTCTTTTACTTACATTACAAATAAACGTGGCGGTCTTAATAAACAAGATGAGATATCTTTACTGAAACAAAAATTAGATTTTGCTGTTGATGAACAAAATTTTGAGGAAGCGGTGGAGTTAAGAGACAAAATTAAAAATTTAAAAAAAAATAAAGAAGAACTTACAAAACTTAATAAAGAACTAGATGAATGTGTAAAAAAACAAGATTTTGAAAATGCAATCAAAGTAAGAGATAAAATTAGAAGTTTAAAATAAAAGTGTTCTTATTTTAGTTTTTAAACCTGTCCGTAAGGATGGGTTTTTTTTTTTGATTTACAACTTTTTTTTAAAAGGAATATATTTATTTGAAAAGGCAATAAAAAAATAAAATAAAATTATGAAAAGAATTGTTAGATTAACAGAATCAGATCTTACAAGAATTGTAAGACGAGTAATAAATGAGCAATATGACGATAATTGGTTTGCAGGTATACAGAGTATGGTTGCATCAGTTAACTCAAAATTACCAAAAGGATGTCCAAAATTAAAAGCAATTGGGCCGGATCCACACCCAAATTCACCAAATTCAAGAACCGCATGGGTTACTGTGGATTTTAAAAGTTTAGGTAGTTCAACAGATGGTTTATTAATGATGTTTAGTATTTTAAGACAAAAAGACGGTGTAGTTACATCTGTTAACCCTACCTTTAGAAACCCTATAAACGACGGATCTGTTGTTTTTGGATCAATGAAAACAATTGACCCCACTACAAAAAAATTAGAAGTAGGTCCAGGTGGTCAAATAACAACAGGTACTTTATTTACGGTTGGGTCTGCATTACAAAAGACTCCTGATAAATCAGTACAACTACTTGGTTCTGTTTTAAAAGGTCAAAAAGGAAAGAACGATAAAGGACAAATAGTTTATGATTATTCTGCAATACCTACTGAAATTGTTAATTCTTTTAATTCTGTAATAAAATCATTACATACGATGGTAAAAGCAAAGGCATAATAAATAAAATAAATAAAATGAAAAGAATAGTTAGATTAACAGAATCAGATCTTACAAGAATTGTAAGAAGAGTAATAAATGAGCAATATGACGATAATTGGGCATCTGCATTACAACGTATAGTTGATGATGTAAATTCAAAGCTACCGGCAAATAGTGCAAGACTTATTGCATATCAACCTAACATTACAAAACAACCTGGTGGTACAGAACAAATCAATGCGTCTATAGGTATTGATATGAAAAATTTAGGTATGGGTGGTTCTGGTTTACTTTTCCGTTTTGGGGTTTTAAAAATGAAAGACGGAGTTGTTCAGGCCGTCTCAGTAACATTAACAAATCCTATAGGTGATAAACAAGTGGGAAGAGCTCAAAAAACTTTAGATGTACAAACTAAAAAATTAAAATATCCTGTTAGTCCGGATTTTAATTATACACCAATATATGAGATTGCTAAGGCTCTTGAGACTAGTGGAAACCCAAAACTTACAATATTAGGTAACGCTTTATATGGAAGAAAAAGTAGAAATACTAAAACAAATGAAGTAACTGATTTTTCACAAATACCAGGAAAAATTTTAACAGGAATTAATTCGGTTAAAAAAGCAATACAGACATTTATACCTGTAAATGCATAAAAAAATTAAATAACAAAAAAAGGAGGATTTGATCCTCCTTTTTTATTTTATAGTAATTTTAGTTTACTGGTATGTACTCAACTAAAATAGTTACATTTTCACTTTCATCATAAAAATAACGACAAGGACTTTTTGACATATCTGAGGTGTAAACAAAATTCATATCATATTCTTGAATTATTGATCCATTTTTCCACTTGTATCCTGTGTAAACAAATTTAATTAAGTTTGTTTCTTTTTTGAAATTAAATACTTGTCTTTGTAATGCTACTAAATCATTTTCATCAATAACTATAAAATCTTGATGACTTACCTCATCTATCAACACCATTACCTTTTCGTTTTTTGGTGTTACTATTGTGTCGTAACTTTTGTTTTTAATGTTGTAAAAACTTTGTCTTCCTTTTGCTTTATACATTACTTGACCACTTGAAAGGAACTCTATTTTTAAATTCCACGGACCTTCGTCACTACTATATTCTTGTGGTTGTGAAAAAGAGATAAAACTTAAAACTGTAAGTAAGAAGATCAATAGTGTTTTCATGTGGTTTATTTTTTAAATTAATAATTATACTACAAATATAATAATATTTTTTTAATTTACAAATTTTTTTTGTGTTTTTAATATATTTATTAGTTAGACATCAAATAAATAAATAAATAAGTAAAATGAAAAGAATAGTTAGATTAACAGAATCAGATCTTACAAGAATTGTAAGAAGAGTATTAAACGAACAATATAATGATAGTTATGCGGGAGCCTTAAAACAACTAGTGGATAAAGTTAATTCAATGTTACCTAAAGGTGGGTATAAGTTAGCGTTCAGTGGACCAAATGAAAGAAAAATTAACAATTGTCCTATGGGTGCACAATATACCTCATATATAAGTGTAGTTAATTCTGCAGGACAACGTTTAGGTAAAACTTCAGTAGTTTTAGCTATGTTTACGGTGACTACTAATTGTAAAGTTGAGGGACAAGTAGGTTCATCTAGCTTTACTGTACTTGGATTAGATGGTACCCAAATCGTTAATTTAGATAAAAGGAGTGGTAAAAAAGGTGGAGTTGCAATTCCGAGTGGTATTTTTTATAACGTGGCAACAAGTTATATACAAAGTGGAGACAAAGGTTTACAACAACTTGGATATGCTCTTAGGGGTACAAAATCTACTAATGCTCAAGGAGTTAAAACGGATTATTCACAAGTACCCGTTACTTTAGTTGCCGGACTTAATCAGGCAAAAAATTCAATAGAAGCTTTAGTAAAAACAGTATAAAAAAAAGGGAGTTAGACTCCCTTTTTTATTTTACAACAATATACTCAATTAATATTGTTAGGTTTTCAATTTTATCGTAAAAATACTTACAAGGATTTTTAGACAAATTTTTTGTGTAAATGAAATCAACATCATATTCTTGTTTAATCAAACCACCCTCCCATTGGTATCCTGTGTAATAGAATTTATCTTCATTTGGTTTTTGTTCAAACCCATATATTAATCTTTGTAGAACAGTTATATCATTTTCTTGAATCACAATAAAATCATTTTGAGAATATCTGTCAACTAAGATATTAATATTCTCATCAATCATTGTCACCGAACTATCAACCGAATTAGATTTTATGTCCTCAAATGATAACTTACCTTTAGCTTTATACATTATTTGACCTTTGGATTTAAATTTTAATTTGTAATCCCATATGTCTTCATTTTCTTGTGAAAGAGAAAAAGAAGAAATTAAAAAAAGAAAGATTAATTTAAAAAAGGTTTTCATAATGTTTATTTTTTGGTTAATGACTATACTACAAATATAATACTTTTTATTGATTTAAAAAACTTTTTTAATATTATTTCTAATAAAAAAGACATGGCAATTAAAAGAACAGATATTGACGGAACAAAAATTACTTGTGAAATTGAGTCAAGTAATTTAAAAACAACTACATACGATACTGAAACAAAGAAGTTAGTTGTTGAATTTAAAAATGGCTTCAAATATGAATATGATGAAGTTCCCCATAATATCTATGCACAATTTAGACTTTCAGAATCACAGGGCAAATTCTTTAATACTCAAATCTCAAAGACCTTCAAGTATAAAAAAATAGATAAATAAATATTACGCCATATTTATATACATGGCAATTGATAAAAAAATAATCAAAAGTTTTTATTTACAGGATGAATTAAATCCCGAAGTTTGGGAAAGTTCAAAAAACACAACAAAACCTAAATTAGATACCCAAATAAGGGATAGGTTGTTAAAGATCGCAAATTTATTTATTGATTTTTTAAACGTGGAGATTTTTGTTCACGATGTTTACTTATTAGGATCTTTAACTGGTTATAATTGGAGTGAGTTTTCTGATTTTGATTTACATATTATTTATGATTTCAATGACGCTGGTGAAAAAAAAGAAACATACGAAGAGCTATTCAGATTAAAAAAAACAGTTTTTAATTCTTCTCATGATATTAGAATAAAAGGTTATGAGGTTGAGTTATATGTACAGGACCTTAATGAAGAAAACGAAAGTATGGGTGTATACTCTTTAATTTATGACAAGTGGTTAAAAACACCACAAAAAGAAGATTTCAAAGTCAACGAGAAAAAATTAAAAGAAAAGGCACAACAATGGATGGATATTATTGACGGTGTTTTAGAAAATGCTGAAGATGAAGATTTAGAAACCGCCACAAAACTAATTGATAAGTATAAAGAAAAAATTAGAAAATACAGATCGTGTGGTTTAAAAAAAGAAGGTGAATTTTCTTATGAAAATTTAGTTTTTAAATACCTAAGAAGAAGTGGATATATAGGTAAACTTAACGATTATAAAAATACTATGATAGATAAAAAATTATCTTTAGAACAAGAAAATTACGAGTAGTTTGCAAAATACAAAAAAACAATATATTTATATAAAAAAATGTTTTAGGATTAAACACCCTAATAATTAATGTACTAAACAATTAAAACAAATTAAAATGGCAGATTTAAGACCTTTAGGTAGTGAAAAATTACAAGGTATGGATAAAATTAGACGTATCATGGAAATTGCACGATATAATGAAGTACCTAAACAAGAGATTAATGAACTTTCTACCACAAATTATACTATAACTTTATCAGATGGTAAAACATATGGTATTGTAAAAGAAAAATTAGGTTATATAATTAAAAGTGGGTTAAATGAATCTACTTTGGATTATACAGAATCTATGAAACATAGAAGACATTATAAATCTTATTCAGAAGCAATGAAAAGATTGAATATCATGGCCGGAGAAATTAATAGATCCACAGGTTATGAATATGGTATTCCTTTGATTGGTGAACAAGCTGAAGGAAAAAAAAAATTCGTATTAAAACAAAATAAACCAAAAACCACTGACGCCCCACCAGCGGATATGGGAGCAGGGGCACCACCAGCGGATATGGGAGCAGGCGCACCACCAGCTGATATGGGAGCAGGTGCACCACCAGCTGATATGGGAGCAGGTGCACCACCAACAGACGCAGGAGCACCACCAACAGACGCAGGAGCACCACCTATGGACGACATGGGAGGAGGAGCACCACCAGCGGATATGGGAGCAGGCGCACCACCAGCTGATATGGGAGCAGGTGCACCACCAACAGACGCAGGAGCACCACCTATGGACGACATGGGAGGAGGAGCACCACCAGCGGATGATATGGGAGGAGAAGGAATGGAACCACCAATGGACGATATGGGCGAACCTGAAGATGGTGAAGAACCATCAGGACCTTCAGGATTAAAATCAATTCAAAAACTAACAGGAAGGTTAAGTCAAAAAATTAGATCTTTTGATAAAGACAAAGGTATGGATTCTCAAGATATTAAATATGTTGTAAATTCTATATTATCGGCGATAAATTTAGAAAATTTAGATGAGGATGATAGAGATGATATTATGGCAAAATTTGACGAGGTTGATGAATATGATATGGGTGATGAAGAAATTGATATGGAGGGAAGTGACGATTTAGGAATGGAAGAACCTGATATGGGTAGTGAAATGGATATGGGTGGTGAAATGACACCTCCTGATATGGGGACATCGCCAGCACCTGAGAAAACAGAAGGTTATTCTCACATTATGGATTCATTATTTGCCGAATCTAAAGTAGAAAAAGTTTTATCTAAATATTTTGATATCAAACCTGAAGAAAAACCAATTCTTGAGGAAAAAAGAAAAAAGGATTTTTTAAAGGAAAAATTAAAAAGAATTGAAGTTAAAAAAGAATTTATAAAACTTAGTGAAAGCCTTTCTCAATTAGAGTCAGCCAATGAATTTTATAAATCAAATAAAAATGCAAAATTTTTAGGTAAATCAAATAAAGAAAACTTAATTTTTGTTGTTGAAAACAAACAATATAAAGTAACACCAAGAGGAAGAATTATATGATTTTAGTATATGTAAACGAATTAGGACCAAACTATAAAGGAGATAATATATATGAATTTATATTTTCAGACTTGGATGATGTTTGGGGTGAAGATTGGGATGCCGAACCAGCATCAGGAAAACCGTTACCGCCTAATGTTGATTACATAAAAAAAGTTGGGGTTTTAAAAAATTCAGAAATTGATTTAAACTTAATTCAAAACTCTGATTTTTTTGGTGTTTATGACGCTATTGACGGTGTCATATCTTTAGCTTGGGAAAGATCAGATAGTGATGAAATTTTAATACACAAAAGAAAAAGATTAGTTTTTCAATACGGAGATACCGTAGAAACAGTAGAAAATAAATTATACGAAAGAGACATCGTATTAAAATGGGAAAAAAACTTAGTTCAAGATGAAACATATTAATCCTAAAATAGCAATCCTTTTACATGAAGGATTTTCAATTTCAACTTTAGAAAAAATGTCTAACGACCAACTTAATTTACTTTATAGTAAAGTAATAAAAGAACAAACAGTTCCCCCAAACGAAAAAAAGACTATAACCGCAACTCAAACAACTGTACTTCCCGGTGGAAATGCAACTACCACCGCAGGTTCTAAAATTGAAAATAAAGATGGGAAAACAATTATTACAACAACAGAAACTGAATTAGGTGAGGAAGAAAAGGTTGGTAAAAATAAAGAGGTTAAAGAAAAGGCGATGTCAAAAAAACAACAACAATTTTTTGGTATTGTAAGAGGAATGCAAAAAGGAGATATTCCAAAAAAAGGTAAAGCAGGAAAAGTGGCTAAAGATATTGATCCTGAAGATGCTAAAGATTTTGCTAAAACAAAACATAAGGGATTACCGAAAAGAAAAACAAAGAAAAAATCAGATTCAAAAGAAGACGTTAAAAAATTAGAAGAAGGAATAATGAGATTGATTGAAAGTCATTTACCTCCACATACAACAAAAGGTGAATTATTATACGCAATCAGAAGAAACAAAAGATAATGAATGTCGTTAACAAAAGAACAAGCTTTATTAGAATATGCAAAATGTGTAAATGATACTCCTTACGCATTAAAAACATATCTACAAACATACGACAATACACAATCCAAATACGTACCGTTAGAATTATTTAATGATCAAGTTACCCTTGTAAAAGATTACGACACATGTGAAGAAAATATTGCATTAAAGTATCGTCAGGCGGGCGTGTCTACTGTGACTTCTGCGTGGGCATCAAAAAGGATGGTATTTGCTCGTAAAGAAAAACCTGAAAAAATCCTTATTATTGCCAACAAAATGGATACTGCGGTTGAAATGGCAAATAAAGTAAGATCCTTTGTAGAACAATGGCCTAAATGGTTAGGTGTCGGGTTTTCAAATGAAAAGAACTCACAAAGACATTTTAAATTAACTAATGGTTGTGAGGTTAAGGCGGTCGCAACATCAAAGGATGCCTTACGTGGTTATACACCAACAATCCTTATTTTTGATGAAGCTGCTTATATAAATGCCGATGAAGACTTTTGGTCTGCTTGTATGGCGTCCCTTTCAACAGGAGGTAAAGTAATTGTAATATCAACACCAAACGGATTTGATCCAATCTACTATTCAATTTATAGTCAAGCGGTAAAAGGAATGAATGACTTTAAAATCACTGAAATGTATTGGTTTAGGGATCCTCGTTATTCAAAAGATTTAAAACTAATTAAATGTGAAGATATTGTTCATTATATGTTAAATCGTGCAGAATATAATGATAATGAAATAACAGTTGATTATAGTGAAATTAAAGTAAGTGATAGGAATTTTCAAGAAATAAAAGATAAAATAGAAAATGGAGGTTACAAAGCTTATAGTTCATGGTTTGAGGCGATGGCCAAAAAATTAAAATTTGACAAAAGAAAAATATCACAGGAACTTGAATGTAACTTTTTGGGTTCGGGGGATAACGTTATTCCACCTGAAACAATGAAATCAATAAAAGACAAACATATAAAAGAACCTAAAGAAAAATTAATGGGAGGTGCGTTATGGGTTTGGAAAGATCCAGTACCAGGTCATAAATATATTATGGGTATGGATGTTTCTCGTGGTGATAGTGAGGATTTTACAACATTTACAATAATTGACTTTGATGAGAGAGAACAGGTTGTTGAGTACATTGGTAAAGTACCTCCTGATGTTGTTGCTGATATTGCATATAAATGGGGAATATTGTATAGTACTTTTATTGTTACCGATATTACAGGAGGAATGGGTGTTGCAACATCAAGAAAATTACAAGAACTTGGGTATAAAAATCTATATGTTGATGGGGTTAATCCGGCTGATAAATGGAAATGGGATCCAAAAGCTCAAGATAAAATACCCGGAATTAATTTTAATTCAAAAAGAGTTCAAATAATTGCTGCGTTTGAAGAATCATTAAGACATGGTTTTGGTGTTAGATCACAAAGATTATTTAATGAGTTAAATACGTTTGTTTATGTAAATGGAAGACCCGATCACCAAAAAGGACAACATGATGATTTAATTATGGCATTAGCTATGGCGATATATGTTGGGGAAAATTCTTTTGCTCAATTAGAAAAGGCTACCGAACATGCTAAGGCAATGTTGAATTCGTGGACCACAGAAAAAAAAGAATTTAGAGAATCTCACCAAAATTTTAATCCAGGTGTTCCTGTAAGTTACATGGATAGAATGAATATGGGTATGAGTAGAAGTACTTTAACTCAAAGTGATTACCAAAACTATTTATGGTTATTCGGAGGAAAAAGAGTTTAGTTTATAAATTATAGATTTATTTTTAAAATAAAAAAATATGGCACAAGAAAAATATACAGTATGGCAAAGGTTAGGAAAAGTTTTCGGACCTAATGCCACCTTAGACCAACAAGCACCTGTATTTAAATTTGATAAAAAAGAATTATTAAAAACAACAGATAAAAAGGAGTTTGAAATTGAAAAGTTACAAGCACAACAATCGTTATATATTGGACAACAATGGCAAAAGGTTGAGAGTAACTTATACCAACAAGCAGTCTATTACGAACCAACAAGAATGGCATCGTATTATGATTACGAATCAATGGAATATACTCCTGAAATTTCGGCGGCTTTAGACATTTATGCTGAAGAATCAACAACGCCAGATCAAGACGGATTAATATTAAAAGTTTATTCTGAATCAAAAAGAATAAAACAAGTTTTAACGGATCTTTTTACAAACAAATTGGATATAAATACTAACTTACCTATGTGGACAAGAAATACATGTAAGTTTGGTGATAATTTTGTTTATCTAAAGTTAGATCCTGAAAAAGGGATAGTCGGGTGTCAACAATTACCAAATATTCAAATTGAAAGATTAGAAAAGGGTATGAGGTTTCAACCTGACAAATACTCACAAGAAATGGAAAACGACGCTTTGAAGTTTGTTTGGAAAGAAAAAAACATGGAATTTAACACTTGGGAAGTTGGTCATTTTAGAATTTTAGGTGACGATAGAAAACTTCCTTACGGTACATCTATGTTAGAAAAAGCAAGACGTATTTGGAAACAATTACTATTATGTGAAGACGCTATGTTAATTTATCGTGTATCAAGAGCACCCGAAAGAAGAGTATTTAAAGTGTTTGTTGGTAACATGGACGATAAAGATGTTGACGCATATGTACAAAAAGTGGCAAATAAATTCAAAAGAGATCAAATAGTAGATTCAAAAACAGGTAACGTTGATATGAGATACAATCAAATGGCGGTTGATCAAGACTTCTTTATACCTGTACGTGACGCTTCGGCACCTGAACCCGTAACAACATTGGCGGGAGCATCAAACTTAGCTGAAATTGCAGATATTGAATATATTCAAAAGAAACTTGTTACTGCACTTAGAATACCAAAGGCGTATTTAGGGTTTGAAGAGGCTGTCGGGGACGGTAAAAATTTATCGTTGTTAGACATAAGATTTGCTAGAACAATTAACAGAATCCAAAAATCAATGATTGCCGAATTGAATAAAATAGCAATTATTCATTTATTTTTATTAGGGTTTGAAGACGAACTAACAAACTTTACTTTAAGTTTAAATAACCCTTCAAAACAAGGAGAACTATTATCTTTAGAAATTTGGAAAGAAAAAATTACACTATATAAAGACGCGACCGCTGAGATTGCAAAATCATTAGCACCTGTTTCTGCTTCTTGGGCTAAAAAACACATATTAGGATTTTCTGATGAAGAAATTAGATTGGACATCCAACAACAAAGAGTTGAACGTGCGGTCTATGCTGAATTAGAAAAAACGGCTGAAGTTATCACTAAAACAGGTTTATTTGATAATATTGATAAATTATACGGTAAAAAAGAAGGTGAAGCGGCTGGCGCAGCTGGAGGTGATGCCGCGGCAGGTGGAGCACCACCGGCAGGAGGAGACATGGGTGGAGGAGCACCTCCGCCACCACCACCATCAGGCGGTGCGGAAGGAGGAGGCGTCACTCCCGAAAGATTTGTGAGAAATGACTTAGATTTAATTTTGGAAGAGACGTTATTTAACGAATCAAATAATTTAGATTTATCAAAAGGTAGAAATTCTTTGGTGGAAATTGATCAAAAATTAAAAAATTTGATTGATAAGTAATATTTATATTAAAAAATAATATGAATACATTCGGTAACATTAAAACAAATATAGAAAATACAGCTATAGGGATTGCAAAAAAACCAAGTTTTAAAAAATTCATAAAAGAATTTAATACTATAGTTTTAGAGAATAAAGATCTAGCAGAACTATATTTTATATATGACGATCTATCATCTAACAAAGGTTTAGACATTGATTTAGCAAATGATTATATTAACGAATCAATTGAGTATTCTCAAATTTTAATTGAAAATCAAACTTCAGATATTAGAAGATTAAATAATTGGATTACTTCTTGGAACAAAACAAATAAAAATAACTATTCTGATATAGATAATGTAATTTACACTAAAGGAATTAAAAATTTAGAATCAATATTAGAATCTAAAAAAAATATCAAAAACTTATTAATAAAAGAACCAAGCAGAAAAGAAATTTCAGAAAATTATAATATGCCTATATCTACTATGGTAAAAATCGCTAATGAGTCTTTGAAAAAAGAAATTTCAACATTACCAATATCTGAACAAAAAGAATTAGAAAGTATCGTTTCTTTAAGTTATGATGATTTAGTTGTAGAAATGAAAAATCTTAAAAATGACGTGGTAAAAAAATTGAAGTCATCATTAAATGAATCAAAAGAAATTGATTTGAAGGAATCAATAAATAAAACAATCAATAAAGTAATGGATTCTAAAGTTAGCCATTATGATTATTATAAACTAAAAAAACTAAGTTTGGGACTATGAAAAAAATTTTTAGTGGGATTGGAAGATTGTTTACAGACAGCAAGGGAAACCCTTCATCAAAAAGATTTATAGGAATCTTGTGTGGTGTTTCTCTTTGTGTAACTTTGTATGTTAACAGTTACACACATGGTGACATTAAACCGTCAGACACATTAGTGAATGCGGTTGCAATGTTAGCGTTCGGTTGTCTAGGTCTTACATCTACAGAAAAGATTTTTGGAAAAAAATCTGAAGAGAAAAAAGAGGAAGAAACTCAAGAAGTTGTTTGATTCTTCTGTTTGTATTGAGCCTTTTTAATTTGAGCCCTTCGTTTTACGGAGGGTTTTTTATATTCCTGCCTTTCTTGTAATTTTTGTATTTGTTTTGTTTTATAAATTTTAAACTTATAAGTTTTTAATGCTTGTTCTAATGAAGATGAATTTTTAACAGGTACTATAATCATATTTTTTTGGTTTACACTATAAATAGTAACAAAAAAATTAAATTTTGACAAGAACTAAAAGTTTTACTATAATTGTTAAAACAATAAACTTTCAAGATATGAAAAATGAAAAAAGGAAAAACATCAAAACTCAATATTTTTGGTGATGCAAAATGTCAGTATGGTACGGTAGATTCAAAAAATTTAAAATCAATTTATATAATATTACAAACTTGGATTGAACCAAACGATGACTACGAAAATTGGTCAAAATTAACAGGAGATTTAAAAAGAAATATTTTACATACACTTTTAGAAGTGATTGATAGAACAATATTTGAAAAAAAATTTATTGTGGACTTAGATTTAAGAACTAGTGGGATACAAAAAAATAAAAAAAGTTTCCTCAATTTAGAAATAACATTATTCGTTCATAAAGAAAATTTAGATTTCAAATCAATATTATTAAAAAATAAAATAAAAAATATTTTAACTTCTGTTTATAAAGACGACCTAAAAAATTCAAAGTATTTTACATTAAGTATGACTAAAACGAAACAAACTGTAAGTATATAATATTTATCATAAAAAAGATTATGAAAATATTAGGACCTAAAGATACGGGTAAAGGAATACTTGTTGAGTGGGATGCTGGGATCATTAACCCAAATGAGTATAGAAACAGTCAAGTTTTAAAAGAATCGTATGGTCAACTAGACCACTCAAAACCATTTGTTTTTTACGCTACTTTACAAAAATATGGAGTACCAAATAGAAATGGTAGAATTTATCCTGAAAAAATATTAAAAAGAGAAACTGAAAAGTATAAAGAAATGATCAATAGAGGGATGTCTATTTCTGAACTTAATCACCCAGAATCTTCTCTGATTGATTTAGATAGAGTCGCTCACCTTATTACTGATGTGTGGTGGGAAGATAACGTATTGATGGGTAAAATTAAATTATTGACAACACCAGGATTTCATGAAAGAGGGATTGTTTCATCTAAAGGTGACATTGCAGCAAACATGATGAGACAAGGTGTGACTATGGGTGTTTCTTCTCGTGGTGTAGGTTCTTTAGTAAAAAAAGGAGAACAAAATGAAGTACAGGATGATTTTGAATTAATTTGTTTTGATTTGGTTTCTTCGCCATCAACACCTGGTGCATATCTTTACCTTAATAAAGAAGATAGACCTAAATACGAAGAAAATTTAACAGAGCATCAAGAAATAGAATCAAATCCTTTGAGTAAATCTGTTGACTTAATGAAAAGATTATCCGATTATTTGGATAAATAAAAATTAAGTTATGGATGAAAAGTATTTTGTTGCAAGAGTTACCACAGACATGGTAGACGAGAACACAGGGAAAGTTAAAAAAATTAAAGAAGAAAAATTAGTTAAGGCTTTTTCACCAACAGACGTAGAGGCAAAAGTCACAAAGGCGTATGAAACATACACTATGGATTGGAGAATTACTGCTATTGTTGAAAGTAAAATTGATGAGGTTATTGAATAATTAATAATTTTTTATTTAAAATTTTAAGGGAGTTACGTTAAGTGTCTCCCTTTTTTTATTTTTTAGTTTTTTCATTATAACACAAAAAAATAAGTTTTTTTCAAACATCTACATATTTATTTAAAAAATAAACGCATAACATATTGTTTAAAAAATGAGTATGAATGAAAAATCGGTAGTAGAAGACGCTTTATTACAAATTAAGGCTGTTGAAAATGCTATCAGTGAAAACGCAAAAGGAATACTTGCTTCTACAATGAAGGAAGAAATCAGTGAATTAGTAAGGGAATCTCTTGGAGGTTCAAAAAAAAGAAGTCTACGTGAACAAGAAGAACAAGGCCAAGAAGTTGGTGTAGAAGACGAAGAAGTAGTAGACGTAGAAGAACCTGTTGATGGTATGGAAGGTGAAGAAGAAGTTGTTGATGACGAAACAGAGGTTGTTGATGGTGAAGAATTACCTGTAGAACCAGAAATGGGAGATAATCAAGGAGGTGAATTACCACCATTAGATATGACGCAATCATCAATTGGTGACGTAATCAAAGTTTTTAAATTAATGGGTGACGAAGATGGTATTATTGTTAAAAAAGACGAAAAAGGTATCCATTTATCTGACCCAAAAAATGAAACAGAATATCTAATACAAATGGATGGTGACACCGAAAATCCACAAAATATGATGGAAAATTCAATGATAGATGCAATTAGATCAGTCAGACCAAATCAATATGAAAATTATGGATCTGAATTTAATGAGCAAGAAGAAACCGGTTTCGGGTACGATGAGTATGGTGATGAGGGTGAAGACTACAGTGATTCCTATTTTGATGAATTAGAAGAAGAGTACGGTATGGAAGAACAAGATTTTTCTATGGAAGAGTACGGTATGGAAGAACAAGATTTTCCTATGGAAGAGTACGGTATGGAAGAACAAGATTTTCCTATGGAAGAACAAGATTTTCCTATGGAAGAACAAGATTTTTCTATGGAAGAGTACGGTATGGAAGAACAAGATTTTCCTATGGAAGAACAAGATTTTCCTATGGAAGAGTACGGTATGGAGGAAAACGTTTACGAGATAGATCAAGAAGCTCTTGAGTCTGTTTTGGAATCTTTTAAAGCTAAAGGACTTGGAATGGGTAAACCAGGTAATGGTTTCTCAAAAATGTCAGTTAACGATAAAGGTTTCAAAGAAGATAGAAAAAGTGGAGGTAAAGGTTTAACAGGTAAAGGTCCTAAATTCAAATATCCTAAAATCAAACACGGAGTAACTGAAAATGAATTTGAAGAAGAAGAATTCAATGAGTGGGAAGACGAAACAAACGAAGAATTAATTGATACTAAAGAACAACCAGAAACTACTGAAGCCTCAAGAACTTTAGGTAATGGTAAATATTGGGGTAGAAAAGGTTTACCTAAACCAAGAACCGCACCTAGACACCTTAGAGTAGAATCAGTAAACGGAGAGTTAAACTTGTTGAGAGAAAAAAATGAAGAATACAAAAAAGCGTTAGATTTCTTTAGAACAAAACTTAATGAAGTTGCGGTTTTTAATTCTAACTTAGCGTATTCTACACGTTTGTTTACAGAACACTCAACAACAAAACAAGAAAAGATTAATATTCTTAGAAGATTTGACTCAGTTGAATCATTAAAAGAATCTAAAAATCTTTATCAATCAATCAAAAGAGAACTTGACGGAAAAGGTACTCAACCTGTGGTTACTGAATCAATTCAGAGAAAAGTAACTAAAACTCCACAATCAGGATCAGCAACAAATTTGATTGAAAGTAAAACTTATGAAAATCCACAATTTATGAGAATTAAGGATTTAATGACAAAAATAAACTAAAAAATAAACTTTTTTAAAAAACTGTATATTTATATACAAAATAATAAAAAAATAAACTCTAATTAAAAAAATTAAAAATGGGAGCATTATTAGAATCAGGTCTTGTTGGTAACATCGGTCTTAAGCACTTGAAAGTTATCAAAGAAGATACAATTAACAAATGGGATAGATTAGGATTCCTAGACGGTCTTAAAGGACACGTTAAAGAGAACATGGCACAATTATATGAAAACCAAGCATCTCACCTAATTAACGAAGCGGCATCTACTGACAGTTCAGGTTCATTTGAAACTGTTGTATTTCCTATCGTTAGAAGAGTATTCTCTAAATTATTAGCAAATGATTTAGTATCTGTACAAGCAATGAACTTACCAATCGGTAAATTGTTCTACTTTGTACCTAAAATTCAAGGTTATAACTCAGCTGATACCGCACCAGGAACAAACCACTTCCAACCAATCGGTGCACCAGGTTCAACTGCAACTGTCAATTCAGGTTATAATGACGCTAACGCATACGCTAAAAATCTTTACGATTTATTTTATGAAGGTGCTGAGGCAGCATTAGATCCTCCAGGATTATTTGACTATTCTAAAGGTACCTGGACTGCTGTTACTGCAACTACAGTGATACAAACTTGGTCAAATGGATCTTTGATTGACTCATTAGCACCAACAGGAGTTCAAAGAAAAGTTCTTCTTAAAATGTGTGGTTTTTATGATAATGGTGTTGGTAAATTAATCGGACCCGATGGTTCGGAAGTTGACAGTGAGACTTTCTTGTCTGATTTAAAAATTATCAAATCAACCGGTTTAGCAATTGCTGAAGATAGTGCTTGTTCTGTTGCCGATGCAACTCCATTGTTATTTAGAGTCGTTACTCAACAATACGGTAAAGGTATCGTTTCTCCTACATCTACACAAACACCAACAACATTCCCTAACGGAAATGGTGGGTCTTATGACAATATTTGTTCACAAGATGGTTGTATATATTTAGAAGTTGATTTATCTTGTCCAGTATGTACTGGATGTGATGCAACATCTTTAGATGGATATACAGGTGCTACTATCACTTCAGGAGCGTCAGGTACTTCGTTTGTGGCAGTATTTAGAAGATACGAAGAACTTGAATTTGAAGATAAAATCGGTGAGGTTTCTTTTGACTTAGAATCAGTAACTGTTTCTGTAACTGAAAGAAAACTAAGAGCACAATGGTCACCTGAATTGGCACAAGATGTTTCAGCGTTCCATAACATTGATGCTGAGGCTGAATTAACGGCTTTATTGTCTGAGCAAGTGGCGGCAGAAATTGATAGAGAAATCTTGAGAGACCTTAGAAAAGGTGCGGCTTGGAACCTAAGATGGGATTACAACGGATGGAGAAGAATTCCTGGAAACATGACTTATACTCAAAAAGATTGGAATCAAACATTGATCACTGCAATTAACCAATTGTCTGCACAAATCCACAAATCTACATTGAGAGGTGGAGCTAACTGGATTGTTGTATCTTCTGAAGTTTCAGCTATCTTTGATGACCTTGAGTACTTCCACGTATCTAACGCATCTCCTGAGCAAGACCAATACAACATGGGTATTGAAAGAGTTGGTACATTAGCAGGTCGTTACCAAGTGTATAGAGACCCATACTTCCCGGCTAACCAAGTTCTTATCGGACACAAAGGTTCTTCTTTGTTAGATACAGGATACGTTTACGCTCCGTATGTACCTCTACAATTAACACCTACAATGTATAACCCATTCAACTTTACACCTATCAAAGGTATCATGACTAGATACGCTAAGAAAATGGTTAACAACCGTTTCTATGGTAGAATCACAGTTGATGGAGTTAGAACATTTGACTTACAAGAATTGAGATAATCAATATCTTAACTGAATAAGAGAAAGGAGACAAGAA